GCTGCAATTTGCCAGCACATGCAGTTCCCGCCGCGCAAACGCCTTGATGATCCGCGCCCGCTCGTCGTCTTTCATCGCGCCAGATATTGCCGCCGCTGGTATGCCTTGGCTTCTAAACTCACCCGCCACCAATTCCGCGTGCTTGACGCTGGTGCAGAATGCGACGTTGAGCTTGCCCGCCGCGTGTTGCGCATAGTGGCGCACCGCGTTGCCGGTCAACACCATGTCATCTTCCATGCGCGTTGATATTTCGCCCTTGGCATAATCGCCCATCACTGTTTTGATGCCGTCGAGGTTTGGGCGGTGTGGCGCGAACAGGCGATATTGAGACAACCGCCCATCCGCCATGAGTTGCGCAATACTTGGGCCGCACTCCATTGCCTGATACCACTCGCCCAACCCCTTGCCGGACATTTTGAGGGGCGTGGCGCTTAGGCCGATGATCCACGCCCCTTGCGCCGCATAATGCGCAATGATGCGTTCCAACTCTGCGCCCCCGTGGTGGGCTTCGTCAATGAACACAAGCCCCGCCCGAGGCGCATCATCCAGCCGCCGCGCCAGTGTGCCGCTGGTGGCGATCTGGACGGTTGCCAGCCGGTTGCTGGCATATCCCGCACTGACATAGCCAAAGGGTATCTGATAGCTTTCCAGCGTCTCGGCAGTCTGGCGCAGCAATTCCCGGCGCGGCACGACGAACAGGCATTTTGTTCCCTTGGCGCGCGCCTTGCTGATCATGTATGCGCCCATCACGGTTTTGCCGCTGCCAGTTGCCGATTGGCATAGGACGGACTTGCTATGCCGCATGGCAAGTCTAACGCGGTCGATGAGGTCTTGTTGGTCGGGGTATAGGGTGATCATGTGCTAACCTCGCCCGCCCGAGGCCAAATCAGAACAAATTGAGGCGGCGGCTTCATGTCCCTTTATTTCTGCAATCTCAAAATATACTTCGTTAAAGCTTATCTCCTGCGCAAACCACATTTTTTTGAAGATTTCGACGCATTCATTTTCACGCTCTAATTTACGCCCCTTAGTGCTGGTCATCCCATATCCTCCAATCCCCATGGCAACTCCTGCTCCGGCACCCCATCATCCCCCGTCACCGCAGCCAGCGGAAACGAAACCGCCCGCGTGATAAGCCCCGTCATGAAATAGGTTGCCTTCTCCGCCTCGGCCCCTGCTATCTCGCTCAACCCCCGCGCCCACGGGATATAGGGCGTGTCGGAGAGCAGCTTGCGCAAGGGCGGCGCGGTGTTGCTGATGATGACGCGCCGCTCGTGCACCTTGACGCCATAGGGGCGCAGGCCAGACACCGCGCCGTCATGCCCGGGCGCGTGCTCGTCCGCCGCCAGCACCACCATATCGCCAATGGTGCTTTCGCGCATCATGCCCGCGTGGTCGTATCGCACGCGGCTTGTCATTATGTGCGTCAGCAGCACGCCGGAATCCTCGGCCTCGCGGGTTTGCGTATGCCATTCCCAATCCTGTTTACGCATCCAGTCCATTGCCGCATTATGGCTAATTCTAGCCGTGCTGGTGAGTGAAAACGCGCCCGCAATCATTGGCCCCAGCTGATCCCCCGCGCGTGCATCCTTGAACAGCTCCGATGCCGCCCGTGAGAAAGTCGCCACGTTGTCCAATAACGCTGGCAAATTGGCCATCGTTCGGGCCAGCATTGCGCGGCAATAGCTTTGCGTGAATGTCGCGCGCATGTCAGATAGTAATGCGCGCCATGTGTCGAGCCGGTCGTGTTTTGCATCCCGTGTCAATTCCAATATACTGATCCGCGCCGTGTCTGCCAATTGCTCCACGCTCGGATTTATTGCCGCGAAACAGAAACACGACTGCGCCCGATATGAGGCGTTGGCGTTTGCGACAATACCGCCGGATGAACACTTGCGGGCAAAATTGATGATCTTTTGCATCTCAACGCGCGCAGTCGCCGTTTCCGCCTCAGCCTCGTCGATTACAACCGGGCGCGTTGACTGCCCGATCATCCCCCGCACACGCGCCTCTGTGACGCCCTCCGTCGCAAGGCCCATGTCGTCCAGCATTTTTTTGATTACTTCGGCGATGATGCTGGACTTGCCCGCGCCCGATTTGCCCGTGATCCAGATATGCGGTCGCCATGTCAAAGCACCGCCGATCGGCGCGATGACAAGCCATCCTGCAAGCAGATATGCGAACTGCCCGCGCTTCCAGTGCAGGCGTTTGATCAACTCCAGCGCGCGCACGGCCTCAGCATTGCCAAGCGGATCAGATCCCGGATGCACCACGCGCGGCCCGCTCTCATACACCGCCTCGCCCTCAAACTCTGCCGGGTGCGCGCGAATCCGGTCGCCTATCACCATGTCGCCGGTGTTGATGACTGGTGATCCGCCGTCCATCCATGCCCCCACGCCGCGCGTCGTCTCGGGCTGGAATACCCCGATGTCGTGACAGGCTTGCATGAGGTGGGCGCTGGCATGCGCGCATATCTGGCTGTCGGCTATTTTCTCGCCGCCATAATGCCGCTCCCAGAACCCGCGCGGGGCCAGCATGTAGAGAGATTGCATCCGGCCCATAGACGTGGCGGATAGGGTCACGATCTGGCCAGCGCCGCGCGGGAAGAAGCTATACAGGCCGCGATTGTGACCTAGCGGGCGGATTGCAGACAGGGTGTCAGTCGGCTGGTACGGCTCAGGCGCTGCATAGTCGCGCTCGTCATACTCAGGGGCAGGCATGTCGGGCGCTGGCGGGCTGTGGAAGGCATCCCTGACGGCCTCCAAGCCATCCGTGCGGGATATGTCATACCAGTCTGTGCGCCGCTCTGGGTCGTCGTCTGGAACAAATGGGGCGATGACCTGTGCGCCGCCGATTGCCACGGCGGCTTGATTGGCCTTCTCGATGCCGGGGTTCCATGCCGTGCCGTCCTGGCGATGCGTCCATTGGTCGTGATCCGCCCCGATGATGATGCGCGCCTCGGGATATTTCTTGCGCATGGCCAGCGCCACGGGTTTCAGATTACCAGCGTCGAACGCCGCAACTGTGGGCCATGCGGTTGCCGTGCGAATTGCCGCCGCTGTGGCAAAACCTTCGCAAATAATGATGACGTCCTTCGCCTCGTCCTTGGTCGTGATCGGGAAATATGAGCCTTCCTTTGCCGCGCCCGTGATGAACCTTTTAGCACCATCCGCCGCGATGAATTGCAGGCCCACGATCCCGCCCGCCGTATACATCGGCACCACGACAAGCCCCTGCCAGACTTTAGCCCCATGCAAGCCGCATCCCTTGCGGTCGAGGTAGGGCGTCGTACCTGTGGCTGATGCGCGCGCCCATATGCCCTTGGCCTTGTCAGCGGCGGCACGGGCTAGCTGCAATGCCTCGGCGTCCCTGAGTAGCTTGGCCTCGGCTTGCTTGCGCTTCCATTCGGCCCGCTGTTCAGGATCAGCCTTGCGGGTGGATTTGCTATGCCATGGATGCACTACGGCCTCGCGGAATGACATCGCCCACCCAACCGCGAAACCGTCCGGCTCGACTTTTAGCTGATAGCTGCCGGTGCGGGTTTTGGGCTTGTCGCCGTCAAGCCGGTATCTGCGACGCTTGTCGTCTGAGATGATCTCGGCGGGGTCGGCCGGGGCGATCTGCATGGCGCGCAAGTGGTCGATAAAGTCGGCGGTGGGGTCGGTCATGGCTTGACTCCCGCCAGCCGCAAAAGGCTGCCTCGCGACCAATAAACCATTCCGTGCCTGCCCCAATTTGCGTGTCTGTGGCTTTCAGTTTTTGCTAGCACGGAAATGTCATTGCCGAACAATCCCGCCGGACATTCAGGTGGGCATCCGTGCGCAATATCGCCAGAATCAGGCTTGTCGCTAGGGTGCAGAAAAACAAGCCAAACCGGAAATTCTGTTCTAGCGGCGACTTCTTTGTATTGCCCGTAATGGTGGAGGTCGATTCCAGTCACCCACTGCCGGGAGATTCTATGCCATGTAAAGCAGCTTTTGCGCTTTACCTCAAACCAGATCGCCTTGCCATCACGAATCGCCAGCAAATCAGGCAAGACAAGATCGCCGGATTTTGCAAAAAGCTGCGGCCCCTTGTATTCGCCCCCCTCCTTTTCGTAGGCAGGGAAAACCATATGCCCGCGCCCTTGCAGCCATTCTGAAACGGTTTGCTCACCTTGCTGCCCGAAAGCCAATGCCGCTTGAAAATCACCCATGCTTGACCACCAGGCCAAAGCTAGCAAACGCCTCTTGGAAGCGATCCACATTTGGGCCGGAATATATAATGGCCTGCCCCTGTAGCGGTGCGCCACTTGCGTTGCCTTGCGGGTCCAGAAATTTTATGCGCGCCTTGGGAAAGCAAATGGCAGAACACTCAGCGGCAATGATCTGGAACCACGCTGTTTCTGTGGCATTATTTACCAGCACAATAACGTGCGATCCGTCCCGCGCCGCTTGGGCAAGGCGCGCTGCAAACTGTCCCATAAGAGGCTGTGAATACGGAGGGTTGCACCATATCGACCCAACAGGCCAATCCCGCGACAACCCGTCATCCTGCGCAGTAAATATCCGGTCGGCCCGCACCGTCCGGTTTGCAACCTCACTGGACGCCGGGTCCAAGTCGAACCCGCCCAGCACGGCCCGTGCCGCTTCGATGTAGATTGCCGGTGTATACCATTCGTTTTCGCCGCTGTTGTGCGACACATGGGCGGTCTTGTCCGAACCTTTATCGCCAGCCTTTGCCTTTGCGGCCTTCTTGTCTGCGGCCTTGGCGCTGTTGTCTGCTGTTTTCGCGGCCTTGTCGGATGCCTTGGCAAGGCGCTCTGACGCCTTCGCCCTGTCATCCTCGGCCTTTGCGCTGGCCTCTGCTTCCGCCCTTGCCTGCGCTGCGGCCTGTGCTTGTTCTTGGGCAACCCGGCGCTGTTCTGCATCCTTTGCGCGCTTCACGGCGGCAATGGCTGCGGACTCTGCATCGGCGCGTAACTTGGCTTCCCGCCGGTCAGCCTCGCCCTTGCGCCGCGCTTCGTCTGCAATCTTGCGCTCCGCTTCGGCATTGGCGCGGGCAAGGGCGGCGCGTTCACGATCCTCTGCGGCTTTGCGCCCCGCGTCCAAGATTAGCCACTTGGCATGTATGCCGCGAACGGTGCGGGCATTACCAGCAACGCGCGCCGCGTCAAAGTCGTTAAGGTTGGCGGCTGCCCACATAGCCGCAGATTGATCATCCGGTGCAATCGCAACTTGCGAAAGCACATTTTCCGCTATCCATCGACCAAACTCTCGGTCGCCAGGGAACAACCCGCGCCCCTCATTCAGCGCCGCGCCGTATGCAAGCCACCCCTCGATGGTGTCCGTTTCGCCGGATGCGACACGCTCAAGCGCAGCGCGTGCCGCATCGGCAAGCCATGCCAGCCGCACGGGGCTTTCATTATGTCCAAATATTGTGCTATCGTCAGTCATTGGCGAGTTCCTTTCGCTGATATGGCCGAGATCGAGCGTGTGGCGCGCTCTCTCGGCCCCCCTACCTAGCCAGCAAATTCCCCCATAGTCAAGCGTGCAATTTTTTGCGCGGGAGGTGTGCAAAATGGCCGCTCGGGCTGGATTGCGTTAGGATTACGCACCACCTAACAGAAAATGTGTAGCAATCGCAGCGTGTTAACGGAATGACGCCAAAATACGGATAGGCCCTATATGTCTAGGAATGTAACTTTTCTGACTGCGCCTTATGCGTGCGTGTATGTGCGCGCGATACTACTACTACTACTTTTCTGAAATTGGTTAGGTTAAGGGGGCTGAGGGGGTTTCCGGCTTGCAGATCAAGGGGCTAACTCTCAACGGACCCCCTCTGTAATATGCTGTTATGCCTTGCCGCGCGTTATTTTCCGCCAGGCGCATTTTTTCCCTTGCATCGGCGCTGCGCATAGCGCATAGTGAGTGTATGGAAGCGGCGAGAGCCACAACGGGAGAGACAGAGATGAAAACGTACACTATCGCAATGATCGGTGACATGCTGGCTGCGACGGCTGTTGATGGCGACGACGCAATGATGTCCAAGCGTCTGGCTGAACTGCCGGAATTGCCTGAGGGCGAAGCCGACAAGATGATTTTCACCACGGGGCTCACGCTCTATGCGACGGTCGCCGACGCCGAGGACGATGGCGCAGAAGTCGTCTACAGCGGATGCGACATGGGGTGGCTGGAGGACGCTTCCGGAACGATGGCCTACATGGCGGCAGGACGGAAGCCGGGGCAGGTGATGTGATGACCTACTACATCAGCATGACCCCCGCAGCCTTCAAAGCCGCCCGCCTATCCCTCGGCCTGACAGCCGCGCAAGCCGCGCCGCTGTTCGGCCTTGGCGATCCGGCGCGCATCTACAACATCGAGGGCGGGGCGACCGTGCCAGGATGGCACGCCCGCCTGATGCGGGCGTACCTTTCCGGATACCGGCCCGATGACTGGCCACCACACGCCGCGCCCATCGCGGCCAAGCAAGGGGACACCAAGCCATGACCCACCCATACTTCCAAGCCCACGCGCCCCTCGCAACCAAATACGAGTGGCAGATAGCCCGCGAGTTTCGCACGCATCGGATGCGAGAGGTCAAAGCGTCCGGACCAAGCCCACAAGGCGCAGGCGGGCCCGCATCTGACAAATCCCCCGTGCTGGCGCTATTCCTGCCCGGTGTGAGGCTATCGATCGCAGACGTTGCCAAGGCGATGGCATTGCCGCGCCATGCCGCGCGCGATGCCCTGAGCATACTCAGCCGCGACGGCGCAATCTACGTCTGCGCCAAGGGGGGCTACGGCGCGAACATCTACGCCGCGCCGGATCACAGGAGCGACGATGCGAAAATCCTTCACGTTTTGCGTGACGGCAGGGAGCGGCTGGCCAATGAGATTGCACCGCTTGTAGGTAAGACCCCGGGTGAGGTGTCAAAGGCTATGGTGCCTCTAGTAGCGTCGAGGAGGGTTATCTTTAGACGCATGCCGGGTACATGGGCCAATATTCACGGGTATCGGTTAGCCTGACTGGCGGCTCAATGCCAGCGGTAAGCCATGAGTGCCGGGCTTAGTCAGGCCCCAACCATGGCAGCGGGGGCGGGGTTGCCTTTCTCAACCTCGTGACCCCGCAACACGCGCTCAGTTGCGCAGATTGATGGGATGGGGTAGGCTTCGCATATGGGCAAAAGGACGCCAGAAATTATTGACGAAATCCTTGGACGTGTCGCCAAGGGTGAAAGCATTAACAAGATTTGCGGTAAGGACCGCGACGATTGGTTGCCGTCTCAGGCTGCATGGCATCAATGGTTATGTGATGACGCCGATCTGGTTGAGAAATACGCGCGCGCATGCGAGGATCGGGCCGCTTGCATTTTCGAGGATATGCTAGACATTGCAGACGATGCACTGCGAGACTTCCGCGTGAGTGATAAGGGTCCAGTATTTGATGCCGAGCATGTGCAAAGGGCGCGGCTTCGGATTGATACTCGCAAGTGGATGCTAGCACGCATGGCCCCCAAAAAATACGGGGACAAGATAGAGATTGGCGGGGCCGGGCCGGGTGGCGCAATTGTAACCCGCATCATCATCGAAGCCGCGTCACCAGATGACGACAGCAAAACTTAAACTCCCCCCCGCACTTGTTCCGATATTCGCACCCAAGCGGGGGTTGGTTCAATACCGCGCCCTATACGGCGGTCGAGGGTCGGCCAAGTCATTTACAGCCGCGCTTATGGCTTCAGTGTGGGGATATGCAGAACCGATGCGTATTCTTTGCGTGCGCGAATTTCAAGCTAGCATAAAGGAATCGTTCCACGCGGAATTGAAAGCCGCGATTGAGTCGCAGCCTTGGCTTGCCGCGCATTATGACGTTGGGGTTGATTACCTCAGGGGCGCGAACGGAACGGAGTTTATATTCCGAGGCTTGCGGCGTGGCGAGCAATCCATCAAGTCGCTGGCAAAGATTGATCTAACGATAATCGAGGAAGCCGAGGACGTGCCGGAAACCGCATGGCTTGCGCTTGAGGCAACGGTATTCCGCCAGCCCCGATCCGAGTTATGGCCGATCTGGAACCCACGCCTAGACGGAAGCCCGGTTGATAAGCGGTTTCGCAAATCCCCGCCAGCCAATGCGCTTATCGCAAACATCAATCATCAGGATAACCCATTCTTCCCGCGCGGATTGGAAACGCTGCGCAAGAGGGAATTAGACCGCCTAGACCCGGCAACGTATGCCCATGTTTGGGACGGCGCATACCTGAGTAATTCCAATTCGCAGGTTTTTGCAGGCAAGATCGCGGTCGATGAATTTACACCGGAGCCAGACTGGCAAGGCCCATATCTTGGAGGCGACTTTGGATTCTCACAAGACCCGACATTCGCGGTTGCAGTTTACCTTCATGGCGATGATATCTGGATCAGCCATGAGGCGCAAAAGACAGGGCTGGAACTGGATGACACAGCGGCGTTTGTTGCGGGCGCGATACCGGGCTTTGAACTCGAAGTAAGCCGATGGGATAGCAGTCGCCCCGAGAGCATATCGCACCTACGCCGCCACGGTATGCCCCGCGCCGCCTCAGTCACAAAGTGGCCTGGCAGCGTCGAGGATGGGATAGCCTATCTGCGCAGCTTCAAGCGGATCGTGATACACCCCCGCTGCACCCACCTACAGCGCGAGGCACGGCTCTACAGCTACAAGATAGACCGCAACACCGGCGACGTGACTACGGGCATTGTGGACGCGCATAACCACGGCTGGGACGCGGTGCGATACGCTGTTGCGCCGATGATAAAGTCCCGGGCCGCACCCCGTGTCCGGTCCCTATAGCGCGCGGCGCGTATCAGTGTTATGCTATAACAAAGCACCAGACAGGGCCGCGCAATGAATCTACTGAAACGATTGTTCGGAACGCAGGAAATCAAGCAGAGCACGACCGGGGCCGCTATGGTGATGACGCCCGGTCAAGCGGCGTGGTCTAACCGCGATTATGCGGCGTTTGCCGATGAGGGCTATCGGAAAAACGTCGTCGCATATTCGGCAATCAACAAGATTGCGGATGCGGTGGCGTCGGTTCCTTGGGTGGCGTTTCGCGGCAAGGTGGAATTGCTGGAACATCCCATCCTAAAGCTGATCCAGAACCCAAACCCTATGCAATCCGGCGCGCAGTATATGCGAACGAAGGTCGGGTTTTATCTGCTATCCGGCAACGGGTATGAGGAAAAGGTTACAGCCGGTAGCACGGTGCGCGAGCTGTATCAGCTGCGCCCTGATCGTATGCAGGTCATCCCGAGCGCAACGGGCTTTCCCGGGGCTTTCCAGTATCGCTATAATGGCAAGATCGTGCGATGGGACGTGGACCCCGCGCGGATGGATTGCGACGTGCGGCACATCAAGGCGTTCAATCCGTTGGACGATTGGTATGGCCTAAGCCCCATTGAAGCGGGCGCATATGCCGTCGATCAGAATAACGAGGCAATGAAATGGATGCAGGCGCTATTGCAAAACAGCGCTAGGCCGTCCGGGGCGCTTGTCACCAAAGACGACAAGGAAATGTCAGAGGATCAATTCTCAAGGCTTAAGGCGCAGATTGAGGATGAATATTCAGGGTCGCGCAACGCTGGTAGGCCGATGCTGTTGGAGGGCGGTCTAGCATGGCAACAGATGGGCATGTCGCCGGTTGATATGCAGATCATCGAGACCAAGTATTCCAGCGCCCGCGACGTTGCCTTGGCGCTTGGCGTGCCACCGCAGCTAATCGGCATCCCCGGCGATAACACCTATGCCAATTATGCCGAGGCGCGATTGGCGTTCTGGGAGGATACTGTCATCCCGCTTATCGACATGATCGCGGATGATTGGAACGCATGGCTTGCGGATGCTGAGGGCATCAACCTGCGGCCTAACTTGGATATGATCCCGGCCATTGCCGACAAGCGGCGCACGCTCTGGGATATGGCGGACAAGGCAACGGACCTAACGATAAACGAGCGGCGCGACATGAAAGGGTATGAGCCTATTCAAGGCGGCGACGTGTTGTTCGTGCAATCAAGCATGATCCCGCTTGCAATGGCGTCAGAGCCTATTGATCCCCTGCCCGCGCTATCCAATGAAGCGATCAAGGCATTTACATATGGTTAGGCGGCTTATTGATCAGAACCGCCGGCGCGAATTACGGCGGCAGACGCTATTGCTCGAACGGATTGAGCGGCCATTAGAGCGGCGATTGCGGTCTGAGATATCGGCGGCAATGGCTGAGATGATCAGGGTTTGGGAATTAACTGGCACTGTGCCAGCCGTGCAAGATCATCAAACGCGGTTGGCGGCATTATATCAGGCAATGGTGATTGCGGCTGTTGCGGCGTTCGGGGCGCGCGTGATGGATGCGTCAAAGTCGGATCACACAAGGCTAGAGCGCAAAGACTTCGCCGCGACAATGACCCGGCTGGCGCTGTCCTATGTGGGGCAGGAACTGATACGCAGGCGCATCACAGACGTTGCGGAAACAACCCGTTCCCAGATCGTCAGTGCAGTTGCGCGCGGGTATGCGGATGGCTTGGGGCAGAATGAGATTGCCCGCACCATCCGCCCGCTTGTTCCCCAGATGGCCGGATATAGGGCGCGCATGATAGCTAGGACTGAGGTGCACGGCGCGGCAAACTACGGCAGCACGGCGGCGGCTGATGAAACCGGGCTTAGGCTGCAAAAGGAATGGATAGCGGCGGCGGATGAACGCACGCGGGAAACGCATGCCGATGCAGACGAGCAGGTTGTCGGAAAGGATGAGGCGTTCGACATTGGCGGATCAAGCGGCATGTATCCCGGCGACCCGTCATTGCCCGCCGAGGAAGTCATAAACTGCCGGTGCGCGATTGGCTATATCGTGGTAGACTAGCGCGGCGTTTTGTAATGTGATAAAGTAACCCAACAGGCAAAGGGCACGCGATGACAATGCAAATTAAACACGCGGCTTTCGACATGAAACGCGCCCCGGATGATGATGGCGTGTTTGAAGGCTATGCCAGTGTTTTCGATGTGCTTGATATGGGAATGGACGTTGTTGCGCCTGGTGCATTTACCAAGTCGCTGGCATCCGGGCGGCGCATCAAGATGCTGTGGCAGCACTCGATGGCTGATCCGATTGGCGTTTGGGATGAAGTGCGCGAGGACGAGCGCGGCCTATACGTCAAGGGCCGGTTGCTGGATGCGGTTCAAAAGGGGCGTGAGGCTATCGCGCTGTTGCGGTCAAAGGCGCTTGACGGCCTGTCTATCG